TTACTTTGGAACAAGCTCAAAAAAATATTGAGACCGCTAAAAAACAATTAAATAAAACAAAAGACGATATTAAAAATTTTGGCGTTGAAACTGATTTTGTAGCAGTACCAGATAAAACAGTACGTGTAACATTTGCTGATGAAATACAATCAGATATTATGCAGACATACAGAAAAACTTTAGAAAAAGTAAAAGAAGATTATCAAAAGCTTATTGATAAAGGAATTGATGTAAGAGATACAAGTAGAGTAAGACAAGAATCTTACAACATGAGTACAGATCAAGATGTTTTAGCTTTTTATGCTAAACATAAAAATATAATGAGACCTCTTTTTAGAACTGTTGAAGATTTTAAAGCCTATATTGATGAAATGAGAGAATCACAAAAAGTATTTAAAGATTTTGCTAAAATAAGACCAGGTATGATGACTTCCGAAGCTTTAGCAGGGGTTAAACAAGCAGGAAAACAAAGGGATAAAGTTTTAAATGTATTTGAAGAAGCTTTTACTAACCCTGAAACAATGAAAAAATTATTTCCTAATATGCCTTTTAAAGACAGAAAAGCATGGGGGGATGTCATTGTTAAAAATGATTTACACATGGCAGCCAAAAGAAAATATATTGATAAAGATCCTAATGCTTCTGACTGGTATGTAATTTCTCCTGGTGACTTAGTTACAACTAGATATGGACAAACAGGATCAACTTCTACGCCTCTAGCTCAAAGAACTAAAGATATGAAAGGAATTGGCCAACATGAATTTTATGGTGGTCCAAATATGACAGATCCCGATGGAAAACATTATACTGGAGTATTAGAAGCTATTTTAAGAAGAGCGGCAAAAGTAAACAACACGGAATTTAAAATTGTTAAAGTTCAAGTAGGAGAGCCTACATCTACAAAAAGATTAGTACAAATAATTGATGCGGGAGGAGACGTTGTAAAAGAATTTAAAATGGCAAAAAGTTCTAGAAGTAGTGATTTTCCTGATGTAATGAAAAAAGCAGAAGATTATATTAACGAGTCTGGTGTGGAAGGGTTAACGGCTAGACCAATAGAGTTACCTTCAGGCTTTAAAACTGTGGATGCTTATGCTATAAAGCTTTCACCCGAAATGGTAATGCCAACAAAAACACATATGGCTTCTGGAGGATATGTGCGTAATAGCCCTCTTGTTACCATGGATGAAATGATAGGAGCAGCATAATGGTTGTAGAAAAGCCAGCAAATTACGACGAACCACAGACAGTTAATGATGAATTAATGATACCACCATTGGTGGGACAAGAAGTGGAATTGAAACCAGGTACAGATGAAGAAATAAATATTGAAATGACAGATGATGGCGGAGCCATTATTGGTGAACAAGAAAAAATTATTGAAGAAGGTTTTGATGCTAATTTAGCAGAAATAATAGATGATAATGAACTAGGAATTATTGCTAGTGATTTAAAAGGATCTTATGAAGAAGACAAAACTTCAAGACGTGAATGGTCAGATACTTATACTAAAGGTTTAGAGTTATTAGGTCTAAAATATCAAGAAAGAACCATGCCGTTCGCTGGAGCCAGTGGTGTCACTCATCCATTATTAGCTGAATCAGTTACTCAATTTCAAGCCCAAGCATATAAAGAATTATTACCCGCGTCTGGACCTGTAAGAACACAAATTATCGGTTCAATCACTAAACAAAAAGAAGATCAAGCACAACGTGTAAGTGATTTTATGAATTATCAAATTATGCATGTTATGGAAGAATATGATCCTGAACTAGATCAAATGTTATTTTATTTACCACTTGCTGGGTCAACATTTAAAAAAGTTTATTATGAAGGAACTTTAGGAAGAGCAGTATCAAAATTTGTTACAGCTGATGATTTAGTAGTTCCTTATTCAGCCACAGATTTAGAAGAAGCACAACGTGTAACTCATGTAATTAAAAAATCATCTAATGAAGTTAGAAAATTACAAGTATCTGGCTTCTACAGAGATGTAGATTTACAAGAATATCATGAGGAAGACAGAATAAGAGAAAAAGAAAGAAAAATTTCTGGTGTTGAAAAAGTAGGATATAGCACAGATGAATATACTTTATTAGAGATTCATGTTAATTTAGATCTTCCTGGTTTTGAAGATCCTGATGGTATTAAACTTCCCTATATTGTAACTATTGATGAAGGTTCTGGAAATGTTTTATCAATTTATAGAAACTACAAAGAAGGTGATACTTTATTTAAAAAACAACAATATTTTGTACATTATAAATTTATGCCTGGTCTTGGCTTTTATGGTCTTGGTCTTATCCACATGCTCGGGGGTCTCTCAAGAACAGCAACGGCTGCCCTTAGACAACTTATCGATGCAGGTACGTTGTCCAATCTCCCTGCAGGTTTCAAGGCTCGTGGACTGCGAATTAGAGATGATGACAATCCACTCCAACCTGGAGAATTCAGGGATGTAGATGCACCAGGTGGTGATTTAAGACAAGGATTATTACCTTTACCTTATAAAGGAGCTGATCCAACTTTATTTCAATTATTAGGGTTTTGTGTTCAAGCAGGAAAAGAATTTGCTACTGTAGCTGATCAAAAAGTAGGTGAAGCGGCTGGAGCAGGAGCTCCTGTTGGCACAACCATGGCTTTTATGGAAAGAGGCATGCGTGTTATGTCCGCAATTCACAAAAGAATTCATTATGCTCAAAGAATAGAATTTAAATTATTAGCCAAAATATTTGCTGAGTCTTTACCTCCAGTTTATCCTTACGAAGTTCAAGGAGATTTACAATCTTTAAAAGCTACTGATTTTGATGAAAGAATAGATATTATACCCGTTTCTGATCCAACTATTTTCTCTATGTCACAACGTGTTACGTTGGCACAGACTCAGTTACAATTAGCAGAAGCTGCCCCTCAAATGCATAATATGTATGAAGCTTATCATCGTATGTATGCTGCGATGGGAGTTCAAAATATTGATTCTATTTTACCTGTTCCTAAAGGACCTCAACCTCAAGATCCTGGAATGGAAAATGCTTTATCTTTAACAGGTCAAACTTTAACTGCTTTTAGAAATCAGAATCAACTTGCTCATATAGATGCGCACCGTGCTTTTTATTCTAGCTTTTTAGTTAAAAATAATCCTCAAGTAATGACTATTTTACAATCTCATATGATGGAGCACGTATCTTTACAAGCAAGAGAAGAGGTAGAACAAGAAATGAAAAAAGAATTTGAAGAACTACAAGCAAGAGCTGGTGGTGAACTTCCTCCAGAACAGCAACAAGAAATGCAAGAATTATTAGAATCTAAAATTGCTGAGAGAATTGTGGAAATGACAGAAAAAATGGTAACGGAAGAACAAGAAGCTATGCAACAAGAAGGTGAAGATCCTTTAATTAATTTAAAACAACAAGAAATTAATTTAAAAGCACAAGATATTCAAAGAAAATCAGAATATGATGAGGCTAGAGTAGGGTTGGATAAGGCTAGATTAGATCAAACTGCTGAAATTGCCGAGGCTAAAATGGATTCTCAAGAAGATATTGCTCAATTAAGAGCTAATGTTAATTTAACAAAGCAAAAAGAAATAGAACAAAGCAAAAAAAGTCCAAGAACGGTGGATGTCAACAAAAATATTCGTTTTGATAACTAATCTTGGGCTTGTAAAAGTGGATGCTAAGTCTAATGTAGAGATTATGACTCCAGCAGAAGAAAAATTACAGAGATGGTTTGAAGAACTAATGGTAATGGCAGAAAAAACTTCCAAATGTGATGAAGATAATATACTCTTAGCCGGTGCTTTTATGAGTGCAGCTAGGGTTTTATATTTTAATCATATGAACCCTGATGAAGCTAGGCATATCATGGAGCAAAACACGTTTGATTTTATTGATTTAATAAAACCAACAATACATTAGAGGAGAGAAAAAATGGCAACACCTAAATATATAAATGGATCGAAATATCCTAATGCTAAGATGAGTGTATCCAATGATCTAAATCCTTATGCAGGTCCTACTGTAAATAAAGCTTATGCTCCTTCAACAGCCGCTTTAAGAGTTCAAGGTCCTTCAAAAGTAGATAATTTAGGTAGTGGACCAAAAGGACAACGTAGCAAAATGCAAATAAAAAAGGTTCCTTTTAAAGGCGTATTTTAGTGGAAAGCATCCTTCCTTTTAACGCTTATTATAGCGCAAGGTATGGATGGACATTAAAAAAGGAAGATACTATGGGAGAGTGTAAAAATTGTGGTCATGGCTGTCATTGCAGCGATGGAAGTTCTTGTCAATCATGTGATTGCAAAAATTGTGAACATGATGTAAGTTAATCGCTTTAAAAAGGAGGTCATATGAACCTATTAAAAGATTTATGGGCACACGTTAAAGAGTGGTCGGATTGGAAAATGAAGGATTGGATCAAGGCGGGTATTGTAGCTGTCGTTGTTGTAATCGTTATTTCTAGCATGACAGGTGGAGCAGCATAATGTTAAATCTCATCGGAGGACTATTAGGAGGTAAAGGCGGAGCCTTAAAACAAATCACTAATGTAATCGATGAACTTCATACCTCAGAAGAAGAGAAATTAGATAAAAAGATTTTAATGCAACGCATTCAACAAAAACTCGCTGAGAAACAGTTGGATGTCAATGCAAAGGAGGCTGGTCACCGCTCCGTTTTTGTGAGCGGTTGGCGCCCTGCTATAGGATGGGTGGGAGCCTTTGCCTTAATGTTTGAGTTCATTTTATCCCCTTGCATAGAATGGTACGCAAAATTTTCTGGTATGGCTATTTCAGCTCCTGAAATTCAGACTGGGCCCTTACTAGCAATTGTCACTTCAATGCTCGGAGTAGCCGGCATGAGAAGTTTCGAAAAAGCCAAGGGATTAACTAAATAGGAGATAGCTATGGCTAATACTAAAAGAATGAATAGACTCGAAGAGCTTGGCCGAGTAGATTCCGAAAAAGCTTACACTGGAAAGGGTAAGAAAAATTTAAAAGCAGAGAAAAAAAGAATTGTAGGTGAACTGAAAAAAAACCGTGGTGGTAGCATGGGCGGAGGAATGAATCCAATGGGTTATTCTAAAGATCCAACTGTTGAAAGCATCGTAGGTTATAACCCTAACAGACCAATGAAAGGTGGAGGAGTTGCAAAACGTGGAATGGGAATTGCTAAACGTAAAGGTGGAGCAATTAAAAGACGTGGTGGCGGAATCGCAAAACGTGGAATGGGGATAGCAAAATGAGTGGAGATACAAAAACATTATTAGATAAAATTGACAATATTAGAAAAAAATTACAAGGAAAAGATGTGAAGGGGGTAGCAGGATTAGTATCTGCTCTTCAAAATTTTTTTGATAACATGGACCCTGACGATAAAAAAACGGTAAGAAATAGA